GTCCGCGCCATATGCTGTGGTTCCGTTACCAATACCACCGACGCCAGATGTTTGAATAATTGCCATTTTAAGGCTCCTTTAAATTATCTCCTACCGCCACGAATACTCTGTAGTCGTTGCATTAGTAGGTTGTCACCGGCTTTCTTATCACCGGCTTTGGCTTGTTCACGAAGTTTTTCAATGTTGTCATTTGAACTTTTGCCAGTGTTACTGCTTCCTTTGCGTTGTGTTAATTGCGCCATACTTGCACCAGCAGTTTTAGTTGAGGGCTTATCGCGATAGCGTAGTCCATCTCTAACCAAACTTAACAATGCTTCATCGCCGGCGATGAGGTCAATGTTAGGAATACCAGGCACTACTTCTCGTCTTGAGCCAGGATATGCTTTTTCAATCTTCTCACGAAGTTCGTTGTATACATACTCGTTTTTTAGTTCCTTATCTTGGAAATTTTTACGAGCAGTAACCAAAGCCTCACTGACTTGCTGACTGCGAATTTGTTTGAACTGTTCTACGGCAGGTTGAAGTCGTTTAATCTGCTTTTGTTGCTGTCGTATATACTGTTCATTCTGTGCCATGTTTGCTTGGATCCTTGCGATATCCGCAGGGTTCGTCGCACGAGCCAACTGTTGTTGAAATGTATTTTGATAACTTTGTGTTTTCACAATTTCATCAAATGCTTTTTTCAACTTGGGTTGAACCGTAAATTCCATTGCTAGTGTAAGTTGATCTTGGCGATTTCTTGACTCATTAACATACTCGTCAAATTCTGCTCGTTCCACTTTCAACTGTCTTGCTTCTTCATGTATTGCTGATCCTTGACCAAGAATAGATGCGGCTTTCTTAGCATCAATGACTACTTCCTTGCCGTTCTTCATAAATTTGAATTTGGCATTTGGGTTCGTTTCTGCGAACTCAATAAAGTCTATTAGTTCATCTGCTGTAGAATTACTACTGTCATCGCTTACCTCTTCAGGGGCTGATGCTTCATAATTGTCGCTGTCTTCATCTAAGTTGTTGGTATCACCAATTTCGGCTTCCGTATCGGGTGCCACAGAGGCTGAATCTGCTGCCGCATTATCTGCTCCTGTTGCAGTTTGTTCGGCTTGCTGTCTAAGTAGATTACGCTGTGTGTTTTCACGCATAGCGGTCATTTTAGTAGCAATACTATCCAAACTTGGGACTGCACTTTGATCAGTGGCCGCCGGCGCTGAGGGCTGGTTAGGACTTATCGTTGTTTCCATTTATTTTCCTTAATTAAGTATTGGGCACTTCATTAGTGTTACCAATACGGTTCTTTAAGTAAACAGCCCGTTTAAGGCTATTCACAAAATTGTCAATACCTGCTAGTTCATTGCTTAAAGCAATTCTGCGAGTATTGTCGTCCACAGTATGACTGCGAATGGCCGCAAGTTCATCTGCTAGACTAAATTTAAAATGATGAACAAACATCGCTAGATCTCTGTTCTTCAATAATGCTTCAGCAAGACTACCATAATGTCTAACTTGATCAGTTTGACTTGGGCTTAGTTTACTAAGTTGACTTAGATCAACTGTTAGTCTGCTGTTGTAAAAATCTATTGTATTGTTATCTATCATATGCTATTCTATTATGTGTTTATTTAGTGTTAAGAATACACCTTTGGTTCGCCCATGGCCAGTGCCATAAAGTCCATTTGACTTTCAGCATCTTCACCAGCAACCTCAGCGGCAATCTGTTGTGCTCGGGCCTGTGCCAATTCAGCATCAGCCGCAAACTTTTGATCTTGTGCGTTGGGTTTCTTATTCTTCTGTGCTTCTTCTGCTTGCTTCATCATAGTTGCAATTTCTTCATCAGTTGGCAAGTAAACATCACAGTCTTTGACACCCAATGTGTATAGTGTATCAGCATAGGGCTTTTTAACTTTCTTATACATTTCAGGTGTCATAACGCCTTGCTGGACCATGCTTTGAACTGTTTGCATTAGACCTGTTTGACTCTTTTGAATAATTTGTAGTCTGTTTAGTGCGTTTTCTTCACTGTTCATACCCAGGGCTAGTTCCAATGTCAATTGCTTACGGTCTATCATACTGGACATGTTGTCCCAGGCAACATAGTCCATGAACTCCGGCTTTTTGTCTGGTCTACAACTGGATGCCAATTTCTTAACACCATAGTCATCACCATATTGAATCAATGTGCGCCAAATCAAATACAAACTTTCTTTCAAACCTTCTGCGGCATTGCGAATTGTATTGTCTTGAATAATTTGGTTTGGCGTTAGTGCCATTTGTAATTTAATGCCACTGTTACCTGGTGCCATAACTTCTGGATTGAATACATCACTGGGAGTAGTCATACCAACCATGGCCATTGTGTCTTTTTGTATGCGGTTCATACTGACTTCCAAGAAGTTTAAATTACCACTGGGAGGAGGAATTTGGTAAATGTCTTTGGCTGGATCAAATTTACTGTCCAAGATAAAGATAGCGGCTTCACCATCCTGTAACATTTCAAAGTCTAACTTGTCTGGCTTGACACCAATACGAGGAGTAGCAGTTAGTAGACCCAATTGGATTTCTGCTCTAGCCGCTGAAGTTGAATACTCCTGCATTGGGATAACTGACTCAGCAATACTCATTCCATAGAAGTTGCCTGGTAATGGTTTTGGACACATGTTGGCCACAGGAATAAATTCTACTTCACGGGCACTAATAATGTATGCGCCAGAATAAATCATTTCAATTAGTTCTAGTTCGCCATCACCATCAATGTCATACTTGTTCCATACAGTTACAATTGAAACTTGTCTTGAGTCTGGATCAGCACTTGCGGCACTGCTTACAGGAATACCCATAACAGGCACTGAATCTCTGGCGTGAATAGCCAAGTTGTTTAATACACTACCTGCTTGATACGCACCATTTTGGTTGTATTCAGCAAACTGTCTAAAGTTTTCTAAGTCACCATTCAAGTCTGGATATAACTCAACTGCTTCTTGTATGCTCATTGGATCAAAGTAGCCACAGAATGGTTGATCTTTCATTTCAGCAACAGTGGGATCACAGACCCAGTAGTGCTGAGCAATAGGATGGAATCTAACATTGATGTTGTAGCCAGTTACTTTGTATTTGGCTTTGTAAATTGTATTGCGTGTAATTGCTGCCTGAATAATTTCTTCTTGTCCAGTTAATTGGCTGTTTAATACTTCTGCTTGTCCGGCAGCCAATTCAGCATAGTTGTCTTCTTCATCTGCGTTACGCATACTGGCCACATGTTTGTCTACTAGTTCATTGGCCAGTTCACCTTGTTGTTGACCCAATAACTGTTGAATCTCTGCCATGGCCTTGTCCATCATTACAGTTACTTGTCGTTTGTTTTGGCGTAATGTTGTAAGTCCTGATTCTGCGGCTTGTAATTCAAATGCTTTTAGTTGTTCGTTGGTGCCTTCTGTTTCTACATAACGAGTAACAAATTCACGCACAGGTTTAATCATCATCATACCATTTTTGTGCATTGCGGCATCCATAATCCAACGCTCTAATATAAAGTGAGGATCATTCATTTGGTTAATAACTTTACTAACCATGGTTGTGGCTTGTCTTGCGGCTTCTTCGTCCATTTCGTCATCAGCAACAAACTCAAAGTTAATTTCGCCATTGGGCATAAGTCCCTTGGCAATAACTGCTGTGGCATAATCAACAACAGGTTTAACTGTGGGATGAATGTAGTCAATGCCGTTGACAGGAGCAGTTGATTCTGTAACTGCTAGACACAAATAGTGATAGTCACTGGCTCTGTTAACTGCGTTCTTTGTTCCCAAGTAACGCAAATAACTTGCCATTTTGACATCCATTTGGTTTTTCATTCGCACAAATGTAGCATTAATCTTTTTACTTTGATTAATGTCTTGCACTGGAATTGTTTTAATGTTCAGCATAATTATTACGGCCCTTTTATACTATTATTTAGCGTTTTATTAACAGGGCTCTCTGGGCTCATATAAACTCACCTGGCATGATAATTCTAGGACGAGTTAGTTCTTCCTGTAAATCACATGCGTGGCAGTCAGTGTGTTCTGCGTCTTCTTCATCTAGTTCATAGATGGTATGCGGTGTCTGCGCTGTCATTGCGGCTATTTCAAATACCTTTGCGTGTTTTTCACACATTATCATTGTGTTGTCTTCTATTGCACAAATAAATTTAATTTGGGTCATATGCTTGTTTCCATGAAGGTTTTTTACTGTAATCTTTTGTGATATATCTATCACGCTGTGATGCCATTCGTTGGCCCGGTGTTTTGTTGTCCCAAGGTTCTGCTATACCTTGTAAGCAAGCCAATAAAGCATACCTACAACTATCAATACAGTCATCAGGATCACTGAATCGTCCTTTTTCATCTACGAAATAATTCTGTGCTTCATTTAAGAAATGGGTGCAATTCTCATTGACCATTAAGTTGCCAACTTCCAACATTTGGCGCATTTGGTTGATACCATATGCTTTGTGATTGGTTACACGCCCTTGACTATCTGGCGGATTCATAATTGCTTTATCATATACATTTAGTTCATATGATTCAAACAGTTCACGAATGCTGTTAGCACTCATAGTGTATCTGCCAGCAGTGCTAGCGTCAGCAGGTAACACAATAGGAGTGCCAAACACTTCAGGACGAAGGAGATGATTGATATATTGCGTGGGGACTGCTTCTTCAATACCCTGCACAACAATTTGTTTATGTAAGTAAGCAGTTCGCTCATATGGTTCCCAATACATTAAGGTGATAACTGTTTTGTCATTGACCAATCCTAGGTCAAGTGCAATGACTCGTTGTATACGACTCATGCGTAGGAAATCAATGTCTCCTGTTTTATATGTGGGCCAGTTTCCTAATTGGAATACTGCGCCTTTACCCATGACTGGCTTACCAGCAATACGGGCTTCTCGTTCATGTGGTAGATAATCTTTTTCTAACTGTCTACGAGTTGAAGCAAGTAAGAATGGTTCTCCCCAAGGTGAATATTCTGGAACATCATCCCATGATACACGAATGTATTCATAGCCTTCTTCGTTGTTCCAAAATTTACTTACAAGACCATTAAGACCCTTAAGTGGCGTGAACGAACATAAAACTTTACCTTGTGTGGTAGCAGTTCGCGTAACAATTTCACTGAAAAAGTCGTCGGGTGGTTGTTCATCAAATACTGCTAGGTTAAGTTTGAAACCTTGGAGTTGCCTAACTTCCTGAGTGTAGTTAGCAAATAGTAGATAACTATTGGAACCACTAATATGCCTAACTTCACAGCCAATGTTATTAGCGCCATCATTCCGCATAGTGTCATGAACAATGCAACTACGAGGTATAGCGCCAGTGCCAAGATTTTCTGTAATTTTAACATCCTGTGTTCCCAGTAATTCATTTTGTAATACCAACGCTACCTGACTCCAACCCTCACCTGCTACCATGGCAGTGATTGGTGTTGTGAATCTATGTCCTTCCCACCAATCAGGATATATGCCTGTTAAGTGCATGGCAGTTTCATAACATGTGCTTACAGTTTTACCAACTCGGTTGGCAGCAAGTATTCCTCTGCGATCCGCTGAGCCTGTTTTAAAAAACTGCTTTTGGTGTTCAAACGGTCTAAAGTATT